TTCCTCTCTCTCGGTTGGTAAAAAAGAAACTAATCTTTCCCTCCGCTTTGTCCCGGGGGGTTTTCTTTTAGCGTGTATAAACATGTTGTATAGACTTGATTTGTTAGGTGCGTTTATCCCCTGATCAGGTTATGTGAGTTTATCTCTGAACCTACAAATCCCCTTTATTTATTTATGTTCTTGAAAGGAACAAACCTATGAGCGAATTTATCGCAAAACAGGTTGATGCTAAGGCTAAAGCATGGCACGAAGCTAAGGAACTGATTGATTCAGTTGAAGCTCGTGGCGGTGTTTGGTCAGGTGAAGATGAAGCGAAATACGCTAATCTAACTGCTGACATCAACAAGCGTAATGAACTAATTGAAATTGAACAGCGTGAAGCTAAGACTGCTGAGGCAGTTCAGGCTGCAGCTATGAACTTTGCTGGTGCTACTGTTTCAGACAACGAGTCAGACATTCTTCGTAAGATGATTGCTGGCGAGATTCGTGGTCATGAATTCCGTGCGATCACTGGTTCCTCTACTGGTGCACCTGTTCCAACAAGTTTCTACAACGAGATTGTTAAGGTTGCAAGACTTGTAAACCCTTTGCTTGACTATGCAACTGTAATCAACACCGCTTCTGGTGAGAACCTACAGATTCCTAACCAAGCTGGTTTCTCTACTGCTGTAATCGTTGGTCAAGGTGTTTCTATTGGAACTTCTGAGCCTACTTTCAACGCTTTCACAACTCTTTCTGCATACAAGTTCTCTGCTCTTGCACAACTTTCACGCGAATTAGTTTTGGATGCAGGTGTTGACATCATTGGTTTCCTTGCAGATCAGTTCGGTAACGCTTTTGGTTACGCTATTGGTGACAAGCTCATCAATGGAACTGGAACTGTAGAGCCTACAGGTTTCTTGCCTGTTGCTGGAACTGGTGTAACTGGTTCAACTGGTGTGTCAGGTGCTTTCACTGCTGACAACGTTGTTGACTTGGTTTACAGCCTTGATGGTGCACTTCGTTCAAAGCCTTCTTTCGCTCTGCTTGCAAACAGCACTTCTATTGCAGCTCTGCGTAAGCTCAAGGACTCTTATGGTCGTTACTTGTTTGACATTGGTTTAGGCCAAGACAAGCGTGACCTAATCCTTGGTGTTCAGGTTATTGAAACCCCTTCAATGCCATCTCCTGCTGTGGGTGCAAACTCTCTAGCTGTTGGTGACCTAAAGGCGCTTTACATCCGTAATGCTGGTGGACTGCAAGTAGATCGTTCAGACGATTTCGCTTTTGGTAACGACCTTGCTACCTGGAGAGCAACTTGGAGAATTGATGGTGCTTTGGTTCAAAAGGCTAACATCAAGAAGTTCAAGGGTGGAGCAAGCTAAGGCTTCTTTACCTTCCTAGATTTCACCTCTCAATTCAGTTGCGTAGGACTGTTTTGGGGGGTGTTTTCTATTAGGCTAGGGACATGACTAAAGCATGTATTTCTTGGTATTCTAATTCGCTCAATCAGCCGACTGGTTATGGCACTCAGTCGCAACAGGTCATTCAACGTCTTGTTCGTGATGGCCATAAGGTTGCGATGATGTCTAACTATGGTGGTGAAGGTGTCAATAGTTTGATTGAGACTGGTTCAGGTAAGATTCCGCATTACAGTCGTGGCATGACTCAATATAGTGATGATGTGTTGCCGTTGCATCATCAGCATTGGGCTGCAGAGAATCCAAGTCTGCCTAACTTTATTATTACGCTTTATGACGTTTGGGTCTTAAAAAATCCTGCTTTGGATGCGTTGCCGATTGCTTCTTGGACTCCGATAGATCATCAGCCTGCACCAGAGAATGTTTTAGCTTGGTTGAAGAAGCCGAATGTTACTCCGATTGCTATGAGTCGTTTTGGTAAAGAGATGATTGAGAATGCAGGTATTGAGTCTGAATATATTCCTCATGCTGTTGACACCAAGATTTTTACTCCGACTGAGCTTCTTCCTGAAGGTATTTCGGGTAGAGAATTTGTGGGTGACGATGGTGACAAGTTTGTGGTGGGCATGAATTTTGCTAACAAGGCTGGGGGGTTTATTCATAGGAAGGCTGTGGCAGAGAACTTCCTTGCATTCGCAATATTCGCAAAACAGCATGATGATGTTGTCTTGTATTTGCACACTGAACCTTATGGTAAACAGTCGGGCTTTGTGTTGCCTAACATTTTGGCTGCTTGTGGTGTGCCTTCTGATCGTGTCAAATTCGTCGATCCAATTCAATATTCTTATGGCATAAGTCAAAAGACTTTAGCTGCAATCTATTCGGCTTGGGATGTAGGTTTGTTCACTAACTATGGTGAAGGTTTTGGTATTCCACAGGTTGAAGCTCAGGCTTGTGGAGTGCCTATCATTACCTCTAATTTTGCTGCTTCGGCTGAACTTGCAGGGCCTGACAGTTACCTTGTGAATGGTCAGCCTTTTTGGGATGCCGGTCAGCATTGTTGGTTTAATGTGCCTAATGTGCAGGGCATTGTTGATGCGTTGGAGCAGGCTTATCAGCGTGGCAGGAAGAAGTTTCCTGAGACTTTGGCTTTTGCTCGTCAGTATGATGCGAATAAAGTTTATGCAGAGTCTTGGCAACCGCTGATTGAGAAGTTAGCTTCTAAATGATTCCCGTTTTAGGGTTTTTGACTTACAGCAGATTTGATTTGGCTGACAGACTGTTAGCAAGTATTGACTACCCTGTCGAGAATCTGGTCATTATAGATAACTCAGGTAAAAGAGAATATATTCCTGTAAAGCCTGAACTTGTCAAAAACTTGTGGTTTATACAGTTACCGCATGGCTTGGGTTATGGCGGTGGCTTGAACTTGATTGTGAAGACTACTCCTTTTGCACCTTACTGGGTGCTTGTAAATGATGACAGTGTGTTTGCTCCTGGTGCGTTGGAGAAGATACATGATCAGGTTGATACTGATGCCATCAATTTCCTAAGCATTGTCCCTAAATGGTCTGGGTTTGTTTTGGGTGAAGGTGCAGTGTTGAAGGCTGGTTTGTTTGATGAGCGTTTTCATCCAATCTATTTTGAAGATAACGATTATGAGCGTAGGTTGCAAGCTGCAGGTGTGAAAGCAAACTTTATTTATGCTGTTATGGAGCATGACAATTCAAGCACTTTGAACTCTGGGTTTCATAGTCAGAATGATGAAACTTTTAGGGCTAATCATCTTTTGTTTGAGAAGAAGGTTGCTGAGAATGATTTGACTCAGGGTGACTGGAGTTTGCATATTAGAAGGGTGAACGCTTGGGACAGATAGTTTATACAGGTGGCACGTTTGATTTGCTTCATTCGGCTCATATACGCTTCCTAAAGGCTTGTAGAAGGCTTGCAGGGCAGGATGGGCGTGTTGTTGTGGCTTTGAACTCTGATGCCTTCATTCAGGCGTATAAAGGCAGTTTACCTATCATGTCTTTTGATGAGCGTAAAGAGTTGTTGTTGGGTTGCAGGTATGTGGATGCTGTTGTGGCAAACATTGGTGGTGCTGACTCAAAGCCGAGCATTGAACAGGTTATGCCTGACTATGTTGTGATTGGTGATGATTGGGCTAGGAAAGATTATTATGCTCAAATGCAGTTCACTAGAGAATGGTTAGATCAGATGGACATTCAGCTTGTCTATGTGCCTTACACTCCAGGCATTTCAACTACGGATATTAAAAAACGTATAGCAGGTTTGAAGGTAAACTAAAGATTGGACTTTAGGAGTTTATTTTGGCTATAACTAATGGTTATTGCACTCTGGCAGATGTCAAAGCAAGTTTAAGACTGACCGATACTCTGGATGATGCTCTACTGGAGAACAGCATTAACGCTGCTTCTCGCATGATTGACCAATACTGTAACCGCTACTTCTATTCAACTGGTGCAGGTGAAGTCAGATATTTTAAAGCTGTCGATGCTTTTAATTGTTGGATTGATGACTGTCAGACGATCACTGATTTGAGGACTGCTCAAAGCAATCCGATTACTTTCAATCAGATTTGGTCTAGCACTGACTATCAGACTATCCCTGCTAACACTTATGCAAATGGTGCGTATCAGCCGATAACAGGGCTAACTGCTGTATATAACTATTTCTTCCCTACTTGGCAGGAATCTAATCTTGTGCAGGTGACTGGAACTTGGGGTTGGCCTAGTGTGCCTGAGCCGGTGAAGTTTGC